GGTCAAAATCGTTTTTGTGCAGCGAGTAGTTAAGTTTGCCGGCGCGGATCTCACGAATTAGCAGATTGAACGGGTTGTCCACGCCGTTGTGAGTGCTGACGATATCGACCCGGCCGCCCCAGATCAGAAACGCCATCGCCGCCTTAATCAGCTCCGCCAGGTCACTATGAAAAGCCGCCTCATCAATCCGGGCGTGGCCCTGGCGGCCGCGAAAATTGTGCGGGTTGCTCGAGAGTGCCTCGATCTTGAAACCGGAGGAAAAGGTGATCGAGAACTTGACGATATCCCGCCGCTCGTTATTGATCACCGCATGCTCAAGGCCCACATCAATGGCGCCCGCTGCCAGGCCGAACGCCCGGGCAAAAAAAGCGCAGTCGCCAATAAACTCGGCCGCCATCGGCAGGTTGTAGCCCACATAGAACTGATCCATGCCGTCCTGCTCGGCCGCTTCAAGCGTTGCCTCCGCCGCCATCGCGCCCCAGCTAAACCCAATTCGTCGGCCTTTTTCGCCAACGCGAACCGGCGATTTATCCTCGTGCCAGCGGATCTGATACGGCAGCAAAATCGCGGGCACTTCCGCGCCGTCGAGGTGCCGGGTTTCGCGTTTTCGCTGCTGATCCTCAACCAGTTCCAGACACTCGTCGCGCAGCTCGTCGGTCAGGTCAATGACTAAATCGGCCATCGGTTAGGTGTCGATCTCGATGCCCAGAATCTGCGCCCGAATCTGGTTAGCCACCTCCGGACTCAGCCCGGCCTTTTTACCCAGCGCCGCCACCTTTGCTGCCGCCGCTGATTTCTGTTGGTTAAGCCGCTCGCGCACTTCATCGGCAAATCGTTTTTGCGCCGCACTGGCGCGGGTCAGCCGGGCCACGCTGGTGGCGGCGCGGGCCAGCAGCTTTACCCGGGTCGGCGCGTCAGCCTCGGTGGACTCCTGGAGCGTCAGCAGCACATCAAACAGCTCGGTCTGGGTCAGGCCAATCAGGGCGGCGCTGCGGGCGTCCTCGGCATCCGGCGTGGTCGCGGCGATCGCCTTGGCGGCGTCGGTGCTGGCAGCGATTCGGGCCAGCTTGCGTTCCAGCTTTTCGCCGTAGCGGTGCACGGCCGATTTACTGATCTCAAATCCCTGCTCGGCGAGCAGGGCAGCCAACTCCTCATAGTCAGCAAACTGGCGTTTTACCAGCTCGCCATCCAGCCAACTGCGGGCGTCCGCCGGTAACGCGCCCACCTTGCTACGCCCCGGCACTAGCCGCGCCCGCCGGTTAAAAATTCGCTCGGGTGGCGAATACCCGGCAGACCGGGGTCGTCACCCTCCAGATAATCCACCCCGGCTGGCGTCGCCTTGGCCACCCACAGCTCGCCGCCATCGGGCGACGTTTTGCTGAGTATCTCGGCAAAGCCGATATCGTGCAGGTACTGCAACGAGCGCCGCACCTGCGTGGTGCCGGGGCTTAACTCCGGGTCCTCTTTGGCAAACTCCAGCAGCAGCCCCTCGCCCAGCGGGTCCGGGTAGGCCAGGTACAGCGACTGCAACAGCCGCAGCCGTCGGAGCCGGTTGCGGTAGCTGCTCGCTTTTATCGCCGTGTCACCCATTTTTTCCCCCGCGGTTTTCCTGCGCTTGATTCATCTGATTCATCTGGTTCAGGGCTCTGAATTCACCGATCATCTGGTTCAGGTCCCGGCTGACCGCATTAACCACCTCAAATACTTTATTAACGTCATCGCGCAGACCGCGTTCGACCGCCTCGAGGTCGACCCGTTTGGCATAGTCGCCGTGCATCTCTGAGCGCGTGTCCGACACTTTTCGCCCCGTCTCGTCCAGGTCAGCGCGCAGTTTCGTAATCAACTTTTCCTGTTCAACGTCCCGGGCGGACAGCTCGTTTTTTACCGAGCCGGTCATCGACTTCATCAGCCCCAGCAAAAGGGTGACCGCGGCGAGCAGCGCCCCAATAACCGCTGCGATGTCCATCAGCCTTGCCCCCGTTCGTGAATTGATTTACACGGCACGCAGCGCACCGATTCCGGTTGTACCGCCAGCCGCTCAGCGGGGATCACCTCCTCGCAATCCAAACAGAGGCGCTGGCCATTAACCAACAGCGGCTCATCCGTGATTTGCGCCCGGCGCTGTTGCGCCGCCAGGGCATCGGCTCGCTGGCGCATTTCCAGAATCTTTGCCCGGTCGAGGTCATCCATCACCCATAATCCGGATATGTCGGCCCACGTACTGCGCCCAGCCGTTGAGACTGGCGCCCAGAAAATAGTCGGAATGGTGCAGCAGGCCGTGATCCGCGCCCTCGTCGCGGGTGCGAAAATCAACCACGCGATCGTCCGGCGGGCCCTGGTAGCCATCGCGACCCATGCGGCCAAAATCGTGGCGGTAAAGCAGCGCTCCCAGCCCAATCGCCCGATCGGCCGGGTTACTAATAATGTGGATCTGCCGCGCCCCCTGGGCCGGGAAGTACTCCCGTTGGCCCATCGCCGGACCGAACAAAAAAACCGCCCCAAACTGCGCCCCGGCCTCCATCGCCCGCAGTACAACGAGCGCGCCGTAGCTGTGGGCCACCACGTGATCACCGGCGTGGGTCAGGTCACGCAGCTGGCGGCCAATGCGCCGCTGGCGCCGCCGCGACCGGGCGGTGAGCACGTTCACCCGGTCATAGTTAAAATCGAAAACGGTCATGCCGCTGCCCAGCCGCTGGAGCAGCCGATCCGTACTGCCGCCACCGTCGGTGCGAATACCGTTAACCCCAATGACGCGGGTGCCGGCACTCATTCGTCACCCCACGCGTCGGCCCACGCTTGTTCCGGCGTTTTGCCAAGTTCCCATTCGGAGTACCAGGCATCTGCATCGGCGGCGGAGCCTCCCCGTTCTCTGGCAAGCTGTTTTAGCGCCCGGTGCCAGTCGGGGAAGGGCAAGTCCGGGGCGCTCATTCCGTCCCCTCATGGACTGGCCAGTACTTGCGCACCTTGTCCACATAGGCCTGGTTAACAAACTCGCCGTTGTCAGCAAACCGAGCGCTGCCCGCGTTATAGGCCGCAATCACCGCGCTCCAGGTGTTGTACCGGCCCTCAAGGCGCTGCAGCAGCAAAATGCCGTAGAGGATTCCGGTTTTTGGCTCGCACAGCCCCGGGAAATGGCCCGTAAAACCAAACTCCCGCGCCACCGCGCCCATCACCTGCATCGGCCCCCAGCTGGCCTGTTGGCCCCACCATTCCGCGTCGCGGTCATCGGCCAGCCCCGGCATGCTCGGAAAATCCGCCGGCGGCTGCTCGCTGCGCCCCTCGGCCTGGGTTAATCGGCGAAACGGCTTACACGTAGTCGCATCCACCAGATACCGGTAACGCGGCTCCGGGTTCCACGCCCAGGGATCGCCCCCCGATTCCACCAGGCAGATAGCCCCCACCAACCCGGGCGGAATCCCCGTGCCGTGAGTCAGCTCTGCCGCAATTTTTGCAATATCAAACATGAAAAGCCCTGAACAAAATGAGTCAGAGCCACACCATAAAGACCCGCGGAGCGGGGACTAAAAAAAGTGGTTTAGTTATTCGGCGGCGCTTAACGCTTTCGGTGAAAACGCTGGCTCCCAGGTGGCCAACGCGGGGTCCTGCTCCTCGCGGGTTTCAATGCCGGCGTCTAAATCATCCAGCACCCTGGCAATCAGGGACACGCCGAGCGGGGCCAACGACCGGCGCCATAATTCAGCCGGTGTGTCCCCCGGCCGAATATGGCACCAGGCCTGCGCCGCCACCGGGCCGGAATCAGCGCCGTCGTCCATCCAGTAGACCGTGCCGCCGGTAATCGGCTCGCGCATGTGGACGGCCCAGCGCACGGCGTCCCGGCCGCGGTGGCGGGGCAGCAGCGACGGGTGATACCCAATCGCCCCCAGTCGAGTTTTCGCCCGCGCGTCGGCGCCGATATACAGATGAGCGTGAGCCGCCACAATCAAATCACACCCGGCTGGTATATCGGCGCCCGTGACTCGGCCGCGGGCGACCGTTGCTGGCCCGCCGGCCGCTAGCGCCGCCAGGTACAACCGATCGTCGGCCGCAGGGGCGGCTGCCACGGCGACATCGTCTCCCCGATTCCGGCACAGGTTAAAGATTTCGGCGCCGAGCCACTTCTGCCCGACCAGGGCGACCCTCACGCGTCGGCCCCCAGATAGCGAAACCCCTGCACCGCGCGAAAATGGCCGCCGAAACCGGCAGAACCGGGGGGCTTTCGACCTTTCTTAACGGCCGACTCCGTCAGCGTTTTTATCGATTTCCCACGATGGCTGCCGTAAAGCGCCGCGGAGACCTGGGTCCACCTGTCGTCCCGTCTGAGCGCCGCGGCGAGGCCGGGGTGCGAGGTATGAAACAGCGTCGGTAACCGCTTCTTGTAGCGGTTCTCGCCGCGGCGCCACCGCTCGCACACGGCATTTAAAAAGCGCATACCGACCCCCGCGCCTTGCCACTCCGGCATTACTACCAGTCGGCAAGCCCGCGCCTCAACCAGGCCCGGCCGAGTGCTAAACGCTACGTGGGCTACCGGCTCACCGTCGATGGCCGCAACGTAACAGGTCGAGGCCATCATTTTCGGCATCTTTAAATAATGATGCGGCTCAAACATTGGCCAGTAACGCCAGTCTGTCTGCCAAATTTCCATGTCGAGCAGCGGGCGTCGTCGAACCAACCCCCGTTGAAACGCGCCGGTGCCGGTATCAAACACCCAATCCGGCTGCAGCCAGTCGAGGATGTCGTAGTGGCAGGAGAGTAATACGGCCTGCCCGCCGGTGCGCCGCCAGGCTTTGGCAAAAGCGCCAGCGCCAACCCGGGCAATTTGCCGATCGACCACCGACGAAAACTCATCGACCACGGCCAGCTTGGGGGCCGCGCACACCAGCCGGGCCAGCATCGCGCGAAAGCGCTCGCCGTTCGATAGCACCGAGTGAGGCCGGAGCCAGGCCGGAACGCTGCCCAGACCAACCGCCGACAACGCGCCGGTCACCCGATCGAAATCACCCCCGGGGGATATCGCGTCGACAATCGGCACGTTGGCCGGCCAACGCGGAGCGTAGTTGTTGCCGAACTGTTGCCCGAGGCTGGTTTTCCCGCTCCCCGACGGGCCAACGATCACGCCAATTTTCCAGTCGCCGTCATCAATTGGTAGGTCAGCGTCGAGCTCGAAGTTCGCGCCGCTCTCGACATTAAACAGGCTTTTCACCCGCGCCGCCCGGTAGGAGTCGTAGTCATCGCAGCTGCGGCGAATTGTAACCTTCATACCGTCACCACCCGCAACGCGTGGCCCTGCCGCTTTAATTTTTCGTAGGTTGTCTGCTGCTCGCGCTCATTATCGCAGAGCACAATAACGCCAAACTTGGGGCGGTATTTAAACCCGTTTTTACCGGGCGTTTTGAGCTTTTTTCGGTCGGCCATCTTGAAATTCCCCGTCCGGCGCTCTCGGCGCTCCGGCTAGGGGCTCTGTGGCCCTCCGTTGGTACATCGTGCCGCATCGAGGGCACTTGATTTTCAGGCTTCCGCCGCTCGCTTCCGCCAGCTTTTTCCCGCAGGAAGCGCATCGAATAGTCGTCAATTTTATAACACCGCGTGATAGCCTTGGCGCGCTGCGTACGCGGCGGCGGCGCCATCGGCTTAACGCAGGCCAGTTCTGCGGGCGGCGGCTGTCTGAGTGTTCGCGCATTCAGGCAGTCGCGCCGTCTTAATAAGCGTGACGAGACTACCGGTTACCGCCCAGACGGCTAAAAAAAACAGTTTATTGATTTGACCTATCCGCGCCTCTACCAGGGGCGTGCGAACCGCCCAAAAAACGCCGCCATCATCGGCGGCCCTCCGTTGGTTGTCTCGGCGCAATCTCCCGCGTGTCCCGCAAAAACTCATAATCAGCAACGCCACCGGGCCCGATGATAAAAAAGAAAGCATTCCGCGGCGCCAGCTGAATGGTCTGGGCCTCTGGCCGGCTGATCAGCCCGCCTTTAAGCTTGTAGGCCACGCCAATAATAGGCCCTATTTCCACGTCCCTGACCATCGGCGGGCCGAAATTGTTAAACGCTGTTTTGCCCACCTGGTCGCAGTAAAACCCGGCGGGATCAGTAGCACAGATATTCGTCCACGCTGAGGTGGCGGGCAGGGCCGTCAGCGCCAGCAGCAACGCAGCTAATGCTTTAATCGCTTTCATTGTCGCCTCCTTGACTACTCAGGGCCGCCCTAGCCGGACAACCCGTTCCACCCGTCCAACCACGTTTAGCTGGTCGACGGTTTCAGCGTCCAGCTCTATCGGCGGATAAATTTCGTTATTGCTCGACAGGATCAAACCCGGCTTGTCGAACCGCCGGGAAACCCGCTTGACCACCAGGTGGTCGAGTAATCCAACAATGTAAACCGCATCGCGGCCGATCGCAGCAACGGACCGGTCAACCAGCAGCATGTCCCCGTCCGATATCTTAGGCTCGCCGCTGTCACCACGGGCGATGACGGTAATCAAATCTTTTCCATCCAGCCCCTCGGCACGCAACCAGTCGCGGCGAAAATGCCAACTGCCGACCGGTTGTTCGTCAAGCACCACTCGCCCGCCGCCGGCCGCGACATCGATATCGTACTCGGGTATGGAGACGAACTCGCCGTCATCATCGGCGGTGGGGCTGTACACGCCCGGCGCCTCTTTAACTAAGCCGGCGTCCTGATCCCGTTTTCCCGTCAGCACGTAGAGCAGGTCAAAACCCAGGCCGGTCAGCGCCGCCAATTTGTCGCCGGGAATGGCCACGTCCTTCTCCCATCTACCGACTGTTTTGGCGTGTGCTCCCGCCGCTTCAGCGACATCGGCTAGCCCAAACCCCAGCCGCAAACGCTCCTTTTTTAATCGGGAATGGATGTTTTCGTTACTTTTATTCATAAAACCGTTGACATTGTAGTTTATCTGTCTAATATCGCGTAAACGCTACCTAACAATTATTAGGGACCGCATATATGCACCCCGCTGATATTCAAGCCGCCATCACCAAGGCCGGTCACACCCAGGAGTCACTGATCAAGCTGATCAGGCTCAAAGGCAAGACCCCCTCGATGATCTCCCACTCGATCCACAGCCGCTACCGCTCAAGGCCAATCGAGAGCCTCATCTCTGAAGTTACCGGCATACCGTTACAAACCCTGTGGCCGAACTGGTATCCGCGCCAGCCACGGAAAGCAGCTTAACCCCCCGCAAATGATTTGCACAGAGCAAAACTCACCCGCGTTTGGAACGCGCCCAATTTACGCCACTGAGGGCCGTTCCAATGGTTAGCCGGCGCTGGAACAAGACCCGCGCCACCAGCGTGCGTCACGCGATAGAGCTGCTGATTGAGCACGCCAGCAAGCGCCGCAATTTGAGCGTGGAGCGCATCGCCGACGCGA